AGATGGTGCCACTCCTAATTTATTAGAATCTAAAAGACGAGTAGGATCAATGGATGAATCGCCAATATAATCTCTTCCATTCTGAAAAAGAACAACCGAACTAGGCTCAGTAAACGCTGAACTTATATCGCTCGCTTCGTTTCCTGCTCCAAATTGGAGGAAGACGCTAGTTCCTTCTCGCTCTATAACAAACCGCCTAGAAACGACTGCCGTCTGCATAAGCGACGGCGTTCTCTCTCGATCATCTGTGTCAGTATTTGTTATCGACTTATAGATGGTATTCTGGGTTAAATTATCTACCTCATAATATTCATTCCCCTCAGTATCTTGCACAGAAATAATGTCACATACATCTGTGCTTGGCATGCGAAATTTGGGAAACCTCTGAAAACTGCCTACATTAAATGTGGTTTCAGCATAACGCCCCGAAACCACTTGCCCGAACGCCTGGACAGCATAAGAAGTTGGCAACCCAGTAGATCCATTAACCTGCGCAACAACTATCTTATTTGTAGAATCTGCAAGGTCGACATCTTCGTTCAAAACGAAACCAACTCCTGTGGTGGTGGAAAATTGTGACCCGCGCTTCAAAACCGGCATATACGCAGTGTTTGGGGCGCTCCCGATTATATCTGCGGGAATCAGAGCAAAGAACGACGCAATGCCATAGGAAGATGGAGCAACATTCATCTTATATCCTATTTGCCTCGCAAGTTTAATAACATTTTGATATTCTATTGCCGTATTAAGATAACTTTCATTTGCTTGATAATCTAAATAAAAGGATAAGATGTCTCCGATATAGGCTACAGTATCGATCATTAAAGAGCCAAATCCTGCCTCATTAAAATCTTGATAAGTATTAGAATAATATGTTTTGGCATAATTAATCAGATCCTGCTTGATCGTATTAAAATCTCTGCTAGTATAATTAATGGCTATTTTTTTTCCGTCAGACATCTGTAGTTTCTCCCCCCTCTCTACGCCCCTATGGTTATCTCAAGGACATCCGATAAATTTAGAGGCAGTACATCATAAAATATAGTAATACCCAATGAATTTGGAAAATTAAATTCGTCGATATTGAACGCGACGGCCTTTATTCCAATAAAAGACATATATTTTTTTACTTGGGAATCGAGAGCAGCTCTTATATTACCCTGCGTAGTCTGATCGTTCATTTCAAACAAAAATGTTCTAATTCCCACTCCAAAATCGGGAATCATCATCCTCTCTCCCGGATTCGTAAGTACAAGATTTTTAAAATTTTGCCGAATAACGTCAATCATATTCTGATTCAGGGCATACCCATAATCAGAATCTCTTCGTAGTGGCAATGAAGGTGAATAACCGGCCATAAACTATCCTCTGCTCTTTTCGTCCTCTAGACGAATTAGATCCATATCTATACATAGTCTTTGAGGATCATTCTTGTTCGGTTTTTTCTTTGGCGCAAAACCTGCTTTTTCACGCATCCGAGCCTTAGAATCCGTATCTAAAAATCCCAAACTCTCCGCGGCAGTTATGGCATGATAAATATATCCAAGCGGCGTGTGGGGAGGTCCGATGCCCATCGGTTGCGGAACGATGTCGCATGGAAGCATTCCAAGAGCTATGGGAGTAAGAGGTAAATCCAACTTATCTCCGGGGTATACCAGTGTAGGAACTGGCACAAGAGGAAGGCCATCCTTCTTAATCATAACATCTGCACATTTATCGTCTGCCATGGCTTGCGTATAGATCTTCACCAGCACAGCTATCACAGTAACAATGTCAAACGTTGCAACTGCCTTTCCATATTTATAAAAAAGTTTTTTGTCCTCCGCATTTCCATTCTTCAATCCAAAAACTTTTTGTCGCATAAAAGGACTTAAAGATTGGCCAGTTATCATATCTTTTAATTCAAACTGCGGTAATTCAAATTTAATATTTTCATCAGGATTAGGAGAAAGTCCTGTATATGCATCTTCGTAGTTGTCGGGCCTCCATGTCATCCAATCGGGAAGGGGAATATGAAGCTTGCCCATCGGTGGTGGCAAGTCATACGGACCAAGAGTTATTTCCAATAAATAATTTTCTTCTGTCTCATTTCCTTCTGAATCTACTTTCTTCATAAATTTTGGCAAAAATAATCCTGCCTTTCCTGCCTTCACAATCATAGAGGCAGGTGCAATGACTGGATCCATAAATTCTGCTAGCCCTTTAAAAATTAACTTGGGAGTTTGAATCGCCAAATCAAATAGAGCCGGCTTTCGGGATGTGCCATCTGTTCCCATATTAGATTGAGCGTGGGCGTATGTTTCTCGGTTTCCGCCCGCTTGCTTTAGTTGTTCATTTTCATAGGCATAGTCGCCACCATTTAAGAGAATCTCAAACAACTTCTTCAGTTCCCCCTTCGTGCCATCGAAGAAGGTTTCCGACATCTCATTCAGCAGATTAGCATATATGGACGCGAAGGAGAGCATCGTATGGGAGGGAGTGCAATATTTAAAAAATAATTTATATCCAGGTGAGCTTTTCATGTGTTGCATTAGGTGAGGCATGAAACTATTAGCCCACAAATCGTTAAGATTTGAATTGAGCTTGTTGCGACCCACTCCCATGGCTCCGAGCGCCTCCCCGAGCATTGTATCCGAATCAATATTAATGGGAATTTCCACTTCAGATATAGGGAAGAGGGTGAGGGCGCGCTCCACAGTAACTTTCTCAAAAACTTCTTTTTGGTCTATTTGATTATTGAGAGCTTGAGTATCCATCAATTGATCTCTTGCGGGAAAAGGAATGGCTTGAATATCGCCTGTGCCTAAGCCTGCGCCAAGGTTGTCCAGCGATTCGGTGGCCGTAAACTGATGATAAGTGCCCTCTTCTCGAGTGCCTTCATAACCTTGCATCATGTTCAAAGCCGCCTCTCTACGATCTTGTTCGGCCTGAGTCCACACATTATCCGTTGTGTTGCCGAATCCTTTAAATTCATAGTTTCCGGCCTGAGCCTTTGTTTCCATCTCTGTTCTTTCAAATTGTCTATAGCTACGAGAAGCCTCACTTACCCTATCGTCGAACAAAAAATTTACAGGATCAGGATCTGCGCTTGGGGCAGTCGGGATCTTCAAAGAAGGACTTGCACTTCCAATTGGAGAAGTAGAGCCTACTTCTTCAAAAGAATTTGTGGGTGCGACGTAAACGAGCCTAACCCCGAAAGACCATGACTCATACACCTCTCCAAATCTACGACCACCCAACTCTTTTTCGACTTCTTCTTCCCATTCCGTAATATTATAAATATTTTCAAAGTCCGGATTTATTTTCGGAATTAGAGACGTCATTGTCTGAGCGCCGACTATAGGATCGCGGTGGCCGGCATTTTGAAAAATTGAAACTGTGCGAGTGGAAGTGTCCACCACTTCTCGAGGGCACAATACTTGAGAGATTGACAATCCAGAACTTGTAGAGCCACCAAAACTTACCAGTGGCTTACTATTAGTAGCAATCGTCTGAGAAGATCCTTCAAGATCCCCCGATGGCTGATTAGGAACATTTTCCGCACTATCTAACAGCTCGTCCGTTGACGGCTCTCCGGTGTCGTCGGGTGCGGGTTGACCGCCGGCTGCATCGCTTGTATCTATCGGCGTTTCCAGAGATGCCGTATATCCCTTTTTTCTTACCTTAATATATTTTTCTAAAATCAAAGCACCGTTATCTTCCGAAAGAGGGAATTTTCCTTCAGTCTGTTCACTTTCTCCTCTTGTAAATTTTTTAAGATTTCCAAAATCATCAGTGGCGCCAATAGCAACCCCGGTTGCTAGTGACTCTAAGGAGGGCGGAGAATCACTAAGGACAGTCATGATGTTTTTAATACTACCCAACAGCCCGGGTGCTTCGGGCGTTCCACCGACAGCCTCATCGACACAGAGGCCCAGCTCTTCAAAAACAGCGCCACTTGCAATTTGGCCGACGACGCCAACGGCTTCTTCAACAACACCGGTGGCGGCCTCCAAAATCGCCGCGGCCACGCCGCCCTCTTCTTCATCCTCGGACTCTTCTTCATCCTCGGCAAAAAAGGCGCCAGCCATACAAGCCACGCTCGTTCCTACCGTATCGGCAATATCCACAATCGCAGTGAATGGGGTTGAGAGAAGATCCATAAGACGACCTTCTTCCCATTCACTAAATTTTCTTAAATAATTTTTATATTGTTTTTCTAACTCTTCCTCCTCTATGTTTCTTAGAGTCTCGTGCATTTTTGCAAGTCGCACTTCACCCTTATCTTTTTGAACATCAAGTAGAGGCAACCTTCGATTCAAAAGGTTGTCATCGAACGTTCGAGTTCCATTGATACAAATTAAATCTTGTAATTTAGGTATTAAAGAATAAAGTTGCTCTTCGGCGAGAAATCTTATACGACTACGAACCATGTCTTCTTTTGAGCTTCTAGTCGACGTATCAATCGTAGTATCCACTGTGGCTGGCCCGTCGCAACTTTCCGCCGAAGTAGTGACATCGCCTATCGAATGATTTATTGTGTCTGTCTCTTCCCCTGTGAATTCTCCGTTAAATTCTTTAATTGCGGCTTCCGCATACATCCAGTTAATTCCAAGTTCGCCACTCTCTAATAAAATTTGAGGCACCGATCCAAAAGGGCATGCGGGTTTCATGCGCAAAGCGAAAATCACTTCCACCTGCTCCAAAAATGAATCATAGTAAGAGTCATCAATTCTTTTAATTCCTTTCAAAGTCTCTTCTATGATATACTCTACCATCAGTTTTGTAATAAACTCTTCACCAGCAAAAACTGAAATAGGGTACATAGAGCGGAGCAATTGCTCCAAAACGTATGCTCTCAAAGTAGTCATGACGCATCCTGTCATCCCTGCGGCCTCTAGCGCAGACATATTGTCACGACCGGTACCATCGGGCGATATCTCATCTGTCAACGGTGAACAGGTAACATATTGCTGATATGCCTCCTTTGTTCTTCTCTTGACAGTATCTAGTGCCAAGATATGAGGATCAAATCCACAATTTCGTTGCTCTTCAGGAGTTACTGGTGCCCAGTCGATAAGTTTCATCATAGAAGTATTGTCTTCCTTTGTTTTCACAAACAGAGGAGAATTTAATGCCTCGGTACCTATCCCTTTCGATAATTGCAGAAGCAAGTCGCTATACATCTTCCTATATACAAAGTCTTTAACTCGTGGCGTTAAGGAAGGATTTTGACCCGCGTTAAGACCCACCGCGTCAACAAAATTAAACATAATATCTGTCTGGGGGATTACGCCCTTGGGCGCAAAACTATTCCCAAGTCGTCGTTGTAAAACTTCTATCACTCTCTCTGCTTCTGCGTCGAGACTCGTAATTCCTGCCATTCGACTTCGATATACCGCTGATTCCATAGGCCCATAGGAAAGTCCAGGAATAACTTGACCAGAAGGCATATTGCCCAAAGGAATAGTGCTAGGATCTACTGGAATATCTCCAATCTGAAGCATAAAAGTGTTTCTGTATTCATTATTTTCTGTGGATGCGTTAAGAGAAAACTTTATCACAAACGTAGTGGGACGAAATCCAATCTGTGTAGAGGGCTGAGTAAGTGTGTAGTAGATGGTTCCATTTGGTGGAGGGCTCGCATCAACCTTCAGCCTATTTATTTCTTCTAAGCCGCTCTTAGAGTCGGGTGCTAGTATTGTATATTTCTCTGGTACCGTGACCGCTTCGAGTGGCTTGGATGGCCATGGCATCGGAACGATCCCGAAGAGCTTGTTCATTTCTGTGGTGTATGGGCCGAATTCTCCTCCATAATCACCGTTGGCCGGAATATATCCTTGCGACACCAATCTCTGGAACTCGGGATTTATGACAGTTTTAGTTGGCCACCAATCGGGCATATCGATGGTGAATTTTTCTTCTTGCATCTTATAAAAATTAAATACATCAAAGGATATATCTGCGCCTTGCTCAATCGTGCGAACAACCTGTTTAGATCTCTCAGCTGGCAGTGAGACTGAATCCGCTATCTTCACGATCTCAGAATCGTAAGCCATATAGATGCCATCATACATTGCATTAACAACCTTTTCTAAAATAAACAACATTGCAGAGTTATCTTTAGGTATTAATCCGTTATCAATGGTGCTACCTTTATCTTCGCAGAAGACAGACGGAGGCTTCCCCAAGTCAGATGGATCCTTCATATCCAAAATATCCAAAATTCTATCTAAATTTGCACGGGCCTGATCTGGTACGGCGCCATCGTAATTATCTCTCCTCAGATCATCTCGGATACATTTACTTTCAAAAGTACATCCCAATCCCCTACTAATGACATTAATTTGCGACAATATAGATCCGACATTGGCAAGTTTTTCGAGTTTATTAAAAAATAAAACCACTTGCTCGCTCGTGCCAATCTTGCTAAATAAGTCTGGGTGGCGCGCCTTAATGACATCAACAATAGTATCCACGACAACAGGACTTGCGTTATTATTAAAAAGTGACGCCAATTCAGCGGGAGTTAAAATCACTGATAAATCATTTAATAGTTTTTTAATTATCGAACATTTTTTAGCGATATCCGCCTTAATCTCATCATCACTTATAGAAAGGTCATTTCCCAAGTCCATAAAGTTGGTATCTTCATCCGCACTCCAAACACATCCTGGCTTTGACTCGCATTCCTTCTTTGTTAACCGAGTTACAGTGCCGTCTTCGCATGAACAATTTCCTATTATACCATTACTCCCTGAGTCGGGTTTCTGTGGGGCGTCGTCACCCAAAGAATCAAACAGGTCGGCCAAGACCCCCATAACGTTAGCGGGCCCCACCTTGTCTTCTATAGATCCTACCAAGTCAGCGCCGCCAAAATCTGTGTCTACTGCGCCCGGGCCGGCGTCTTCATGGCACCACCACAGAATCTCGTCTAGAAGAGCTTGTACCATCGTAACTATTAAATTAACTAAGAGTTCAACAATAGCATTTTCTAACATAGCGACCATAGTTCCAAACAGATCTATAGTAGGCAATTGTGGAAAAGTCATTGTAGGGATTTTAAATGAATCCGGGAATGCCAAAGTAGACAAATCAATGCATACCTCTTCCAATAATCGATCAAAGTTAACAGACGTTTCTCTTGCCAGCCCCATCTTTAAAACTGCTATAAATACTTTCCCAGGTGTCTTGCCCTTTCCAAGCAGTCCCATTTCAAGGGCCGAACTATCAGTCTGGCCAGCATAATAAGTACTTTCTGCTTCGAAATGGGCGCCGGCATCCGAATAGTCTACGCCTCCAGCAACCCAGTTTGTTGGTTGTGATTGAGCAACCATAAGCGCTCTATCTGCTATGTATTGCGCGCTCGGAGGCAACTTTATTTTAAATGTAGAATATCCTAAAAGCAAATTCTTTTCCAAAATTCCTTCTAAAAGCTCGTCGCAACTTAATAACTGCATCAAACACTCATAGGCAATGTCCAAAAGCTTAGTAATGCTTATGCGATTTAAAAGTTCCTTATAAGTGGCGTCCAGCACCCTGGCACCACTAGCCTGTGCTCCTTTACCAGCGGTTTTGAAGGCGTCGACCACTTCTTGATTAGTAAAGAGACTTCCTTGTGCATTCGCTTTTTTGTTCATTTTAGACAAACTGCTAAGAATCTTGTCGCCAATGAATTCGGAAGATTTGGATTGTTGCTCGGCGGCCTTCGCCATTATCTCAGGATCAGCTAAGACTGCCTCTTCTTCTTCCAAATCCTCTTCATATTTTATGTTCTTGTCGAACCTCATGGCCAATTCTCGAACTACAGAGTTACTTTCTATCAACTCATTAAACAAATTCATCGGATCTACCGTAGTGATTTCAACGGGAGGGACAATATATTCTTTTACAAATTCTTCCCATGGCTTCTGAGGGAGATAGATGCTCTTTTCATCTACTCCTAAAAGCTTAGTTCGTTTGATATCGGCAATTGCCCGGGCCCTAACAAGTAATGCCATAGTTCGCATACTATTAAACGGAGCAACATCCGTTGCCAAGCTCGGCATGCCTTTGAGAAGAGGTATTTTTTCGCCGGCGTGATTAATTGCTATGTAAATTACATCATAATCTGGCCCTAAAAATAGAAGCATCTCATCCTCTTGAAAGTATTTTAATTCCAGGTCATTAAATGCAACATGATTTTTGAATGCAGGATAAAAATCCCTTAATAAGTCAATTTGATTCTGAAGATCTAAATTTTTTACTTGGCCGCCGGTGGTGGATATAAAATCTTTAATCTTTTGCGCATAATGTTCTAAATTTTTAATCGCACTATCAATCGTAGGCTGAATATTCTGGATTTGCAAAGATAGCTGAAAGGTGGGCTCCGGCGGGTTGGGCATTGTCATTCGCGGTAGATATATGGCCGATCCATCTATAAAAAATATATCTTCCTCGGTGCCATTCACTATAGAAATCCACTCTTTAATTTCAGTCTCGTCTGCCGTCGCGACACTAATGCTATTTGCCCTTAGTATCTCAGCAATGCGGGCCCGTCTGCCTACTTCAGTATTGGCATTATTTTTAAAATATCCCCTATAATCTTCTGCTAAAGTATGCAATGTTGAACGATCCGGCACCCGCTGTTTTGTATAATGCCCCTTTTCGGGAATGTCATCAAATACTCTTGCGGGGATGAGAACATAAAATAAAAGTTTAGATTTAGGGCGCGTTGGTACCCGGATGTCCTTAACAAAAATAGCTTCCATCAGCACTCGACGATTAAACTCATTATCGATTTTGTTATAAAAACGTATTAGTTTATCAACCGCCTGTACCCGGATGGGCTCGAGCGCTTCCTGATCTATGATCATGTCACCCGACGGCGCTTCCGCCATTACAGCAGGGATATCATAATCTTGAGGAGTAGCCTTTATGATCCAACCATAAGCTACCGCCTGCTTATCTACTATAGGCGCACGATCAGATCTTTTCGCCCAATCGGGCGTTAATTTGGATTTAGAACTCTTATATCCCATACTCTTAAACGACATATTTAGATTTTCCTAATTTACCCTATTCCAGCGACTATTGATATATTTACGCCCTGTAACCATTAAATAATTTGCTCTATAATTAACCATATTTGCCTTATTGGATGCTAAAGATCTGGCAGTGTCTTGAAGCGTGTCAATTAAACATTTTATACCTTTCGCGGCAACGATGTCTGAAGGTAACGCTGGATTGCCAAAAAAAGGAGAAAAATGATAATGGTGAGTAATTGCCTCATTAAAATTCGCCTGCGTTGTCATCATATGTCCCACAATGCCATTAAGATTGTCAACTTGTTGCACTAAATTAGTAAGGGCCTCTACCAAATTATCACCTTTTACGATTGGCTGTTCGAATTGTACTGGTGCTTCGCCGGAACCGAATTTGCCCATATCCCATCCAACCTGATTTCCAGCGATTAAATCTATCCCCTGTATAGACGCGTTCGTTCCGCCTTGAGAATTTTTTGCGTCTACCCCTGTTACAAGCCTGATTCCCTCTCTACTAATAAGCCGGATTTCGTCCGCCTTTAAAGCAATCGCTGACTTTGGAGAAAGTTCATAAGTTCCTGGTCGGTGTTTCGATTCTTTAGGATCATCTACGGGTGTGGCCAAATTAAAATTTTCATCTACCATCGTTTTTTGGCTAATGTAAATCCTTGCGGCGTCGGTGGTAAAGTTAGGGTCGACCTTTGTTTTTTTCGCCATAACTCCCATGCGCCCCACTACAATATCAATCATAGAACATTGGGTATGACCCATTCCACTAAATCCCGTAAATTTATTCCCAGGCCGATCAGCGCCAAGAACAATGGATGAATTTACTTTATCATTGCCATAGACCGTTTCACGTTCATTTTGATCTAAGGTGGGAATCTCTTCAGCAATATTCTTGCCTCCTATTCCCTTGGAGAATGAGCCAC